TCTCCACTTTGTCTTCATTGCTGCAATAAAGCAAAGACAGGTTGTTCTTATTGATAACCTCTTCAATCCCCATAAACAAGTCCCCAAAAAATGTATTGCCAATTTCAGGAACAATCACGCCCACCGTGGACGATGCCTGCTTTGATAAATTCCTCGCCGTTGCAGAGGGAGTATAATGTGCTACTTTCATAATCTGCTCAATTTTCTTCCTGGTGCTCTCTTCTACCTTTTCCGGAGAATTCAACACTCTGGAAACTGTTGTTTTCGATACGCCGGCTTTTTGTGCTATATCAGATATTGTTAAAGTTTTCATCGTCCTTTCACCTTCCTTTTAATGTTACCGGTTTCATTGAACTCATTATAATCTCACAGGGGATATTTTGTCAACATATTTTTATTTTTTCCACATTTTATATAAAGTTTTATTCGATTTCTTCTAGTTTTTATAGTGTTTTTATGCAATTTGCACAATCTAAAATGGTATCGGTTTCATCAATTATTTGTCCGATTTAAAATAGCTAACAGGGGTCACATTCACAGCCATAGGGGTTGCACTAGTCAACAAAAATTGGACACTTAAATTGTATTTTTTCACATACAATCTGCAATCACTGTACAGTTGCATATGTTTCCCTGTACTGTTTGGGAGTCAGATATCCCAATGAGTATGCAGGTCGTTCCTCGTTGAAAAATTTAATATATGCAGCCATTTCTTCCATATTGTTTTCGCCTTGCAGATGAAAATCTGTAAACAGTTCTGATTTTATCCATCCATTGATCGACTCCATTGTTGCATTGTCTGTCGATGTTCCAGCACGTGACATGGAATGTATGATGCCGCAGGGTCCGAGCAAGTCATTGTAGCTTTTTGATGCATAAACAGAACCCTGGTCTGAATGAAGGACCATCTGGTATTCCGGATGCTGTTTTTTTAATTCTATAAGGTTGTTCAGTCCACTGATATACGTCATCCGGTCTCCGCGTTTTGCTGACAGCGAATGGCTGAGTATTTCATTGTTCCATAAGTCCATATATAATATTAGTTCATAATATATGCCTTTTACACGGAATACCGTCATGTCACTCACTATACATTGCATCGGTCCGCTGATATTGATTCCTGCCAGTATAAGATTTGGATATACTTTACGCAGCTCACCAGGCTTCTTATACCAGTAATGCTTTGACCTGCTTTTTATGCCGGCGATTTTGCAGCATTTGTGTGCATATGGATCTGAAACCTTAAGCCCCATGTCCAGTCTTATTTTTGCATTCAGCCACCGATAGCCGTGTGACGGATATTTCAAATGATATTCCCTGAACAGAATGATATTGTCCGCCAGCGCTTTTCTTTTCGTTGCGGAATCAGAAAGGCGTTTTTTCCAGTGATAAAAACTGCTTCTTTGAATTCTCATTGTTTCACACAGCAGCCGGACAGGGAATTCGCCTGACAGTTCCAGTATTACTTCATATTCCAGCTGTCGAAGATTGTGACCGTCTTCACTGCACCATCCCCTTTCACTTCGTATCCTTTTTTTAACCGTGCTTCACTGATTCGGAATTTGACCAGTTCCTTAATCAGCTCCTCTTTTGTCATGGATTCATATTCAGACAGAGCCGGTTCAGAGGAATATGCGTTTATCTTCACGGTGTTTTCTTCTTTCTGAATCCGGTTTTTTGGCGGCAGGTCGTTTACGTCCCTGTACAGCCTCATATAATCCCTGGCTGTGCTTTCACTTATTTTGTATTTTATGGCTGCATCACTTTTGCTTATTTCATTATTATAAATCTGTTTTCCGATGTTCAGTCTTTCTTCCCTTGTGTAGCTCATTGGTAAACCTCCTGTTCATTTCGTTGAGAGAGATGTTCATTTATAATATAGACAGTGTTTAATCTTACCCTTTTCCCTGTCTAATTTCCACCCCTCTGTGTCCAATTCTAGTTTACCACTTCAATTATACAGTATCTGACATTTGATGGGATAGCGCTCCTTTTGCCGGATTCCTATGAGGTACAGATGGCGGATGTAGAAACGGATTCCGGCGAGGAGACGGAGGCCGGGACGACCTAGAGGGATGTGATGCGGCTTGGTGTTGTGTCCATCCCGGTTACTTTTTCTGTGTCTCCGAAGTGGCTGAAACTGCTGACGGGGTTTAAGCAGAAAGAGAAAATTGCAGTGAGATATTTTGATACGGAGACGCTGAAAGTGAATCAGACGGAGATGTACATTGAGGGGTATAAGGCAAGCCTGGTGAAGGATACGTCCTATAAGGGGCTTTGGAAGAAGTTTTACTTTGCAGGAATTTTGATAATATCAAAGATACGGTATATACTATTGACAAAAAGAAAACTTTGTAGTACGTTTGTATTACAAATAGGAGGTGGCACTATGGCAAAAGAAGCAACATTACAGGTTCGGATGGATGCGGATTTGAAAGAGAAGGCAGAAGCTTTATACCGGGAATTGGGGACTTCCTTTGCGGAGGCAGTACGAATTTTTGCGAAACAGAGCGTGCTGGAAAATGGGATGCCGTTTGTGATATCTGCAAACCACAGAAACACGTATGGCAGGCTTTCTAAATATGCAGATCCAGTAAAAAGGGAGCAGGAGGAAGGCGCATATGAGAGGGCAATGGTAGAAAAATATGAAAAAGCTGATTGATGCAAATGTGATCCTGCGTTATCTTCTTGGAGATCATCCCCAAATGTCGGAAGAGGCGAAAAAGGTAATTGAAGACGGGGCATTTACGCTGCCGGAAGTTCTTGCAGAAGTGGTATATGTTCTGAAAGGTGTATATCAGGTGGGGCGTACAGAAATAGCAAAGACGCTGATTGAATTTCTGGATGAAATCAGCATTGATAATCAGGAAACTATGTGCGAGTCACTGTCGTTGTTCTCAGAAACGTCTCTTGATTTTGTGGACTGCATTCTGATAGCCAGACACAGAATATTAGGGGATGAAGTTATGAGTTTTGATAAAAAACTAAATAGAATGTTGTAAGAATGTTGTAGAAGCACTTTGTATGAAAACATACAGGGTGCTTTTTTCAATGCCACACACAAAAAAAGAAATGGAAATCTTTTGGATTGTGGATTGGAGGTGGTGTTTTGTATCCGGTCAGCGAAACGTTCCTGCAGGCGGTGCAGAAAAATACCAGAAAGTATTACTGGACAGGGAAGATCACGACAAAGGCGGGAGCGGAGTATCCCTTTGGATATGAGGATATTGTAAAAGGTAGTGGTTACATCACCGCACAGTGCTGTGGAAACACGGAGATAGGGCTTGGCACGGTGTATGCAGCGGAGATGGGAATTACCCTGTTTTCGCAGATTGACCGTTATACATTAGAGGATGCGAAGGTAGAGCTTTTCTACCATCTGCGGAGAGTGGATGGCAGATTTGAGGAAGTCCCGATGGGGATTTTTGAGGTGAGTGAAGCGAACTGGACGGTGCACTGCCTGGAGCTGAAAGCCTATGATTACATGCTCCGGTTTGAGAAGAATTTCAACGGGTTTGAGACGGTAGGAAATGTCTATGCGTTCCTTGCTTTGTGCTGTAAAGCCTGTGATGTGGAGCTGGCATATACGCAGGCGGAGGTGGAAGCCATGCCAAACGGGGCGGAGGTTCTGTCAGTATATTCGGAAAATGACATTGAGATATACCAGGATGTGCTGCATTTTATAGCACAGGTATTGGGCGGTTTCTTCTGCATCAACCGGGAGGGGAAGCTGGAGCTTCAGAAGTATGGAGATGCCCCTGTGATGGAGATCCAGAGTAAGCATAGGTTTAACAGTAGCTTCTCTGATTTTATCACAAAGTACACCGCAGTCAGTTCCACGAATCTCCGCACGGAGACAGTGGAGTATTACGCCTTGGGAATTGTTAAAAAATATAAATCATGGAATAGTATGATATACTCCTTTTATAGATCAGAAAAGGAGTGTTATACCATGAATATCATAAATGTAGCCCCATTTGACGAACTTGTTTCGCTAATAAACAACTTATCAGATGAAAAAAGCAAACGCATTCTCTTAAGTAAAGCTGCTGATGTATACGGCAACGGTGGAAAGGCTCACATTGTTGAATTAACCGGTATTACATATCCAACCCTCATTGCCGGAAAGGCTGATTCGAAAAATGATGAGGTTATTTTCAGCAACAGAATCCGCAGGAAAGGTGCCAGACGTAAGCCGACAACGAAAACCTACCCTAACATCACAGAGGCTATTGAAAAAATAATTGATGGCAATACATATGGCGATCCCTCTAAGGAACTGCATTGGGTTGCATCCAGCTCTGACGATTAAATCATCTTTACAAAATAAAAAACAATCTATCTTTTTCTAAAACAAATCAGATCATTGGTATCTGTAAATTTTGCGCAAAAATCCCCCTGTGCTATTTTTTCAATTTTTTTTTACTTTTTTCTTATATCTGTTATCATCCCCTTTCTGTTTCAATCACTATTGAAATCTCATCTGAAATTTCTTTCCTGTTTCTGTCCTGTACTCACTAAGCCTTATGCTCCTGAATG